GTTTATAACTGCAACAGGATTTAATTCTGCTTCAACAACTGCAACAGATTTAGTTTCAGAACCATTTACTGCTAGTTCAGCACCATCAAGTGCAAGAATAGTAGTATTTGAAGAAAACATTGCTACACCTACATTGAATACAGACATCATCGCTAGAGTAAGTAGAGATGGTGGTTCTAACTTCTCACAGGCTACTTTATCAGATAGTGGTTATGTGACAGGCTCTTCTGGTCAAAGAATTTTGACTGGAACTGCTGATGTATCTGGTCAACCATCAGGTACTTCAATGAGATGGAAGTTAGAGTTAAGAAATAACGCTGTTAAGATACACGGTGTATCTCTTCAGTGGGCTTAATTTAAACAACTAAATAATAATACATTATGGCATTCGATTTTAAAAAATATATACCTACAAATTTTAAGTTTCCTAAAAATCCAGACGAGGCATTTAAAAAGGTAACGGTTAATAAAATTCGTTATAAAGAATTACTTAAAGAACACCAAGAGAATCCTGAAAAAGTATCTAAAGAAAGATTAGAGAAGTTTCGTGCAAGATGGATGGAAACTGAAGAAGATAGATTTAAAAGATGGGAACAACAATTTCATCAACAAGATTTAGAGAAAAAATTATTAAGAGACTACTCAACATTTAAAGACAATCCAAAAGAATATCTTAAAAGAGCATTAGATTTAGGCACTAGAGGTCAAGGTATGTTTTCTAAATGGTGGTGGACTAAACCACCAAAACCTGCAGGTAAAGGTAGAATGGCTCAATCTCCTCTTACAGGTCGTTGGCAACAAGAATATAAACCTCATAGAAGTAGAAGAATTAGAGAGTGGTTAAAAGCTGCTGAAGAAGGTGATGTGTTTAGAGGATCTATAAATCCTAACGGAATACCTATAAAAAGAAATGAACCTACAAAAGAAGAAAGACATCAACACCACGAAGCAACTCAAAAGAGAGCATTAATGAAGTGGAGATGGTTACTAAAAGAGTCTAATTTCTTAGGTAGTAAAGATGATAGAAAAAGAAAACTTATGTGGGATGACCCTATAACAGGTTTTGATGGTATAATGGACAAAAACCACTAGTTATTGACATTATATTAAGAAAGTGATACAATATTAATATGAGTGAAAATGAAACTAAAAGAGATGTACCTCTTACATCTATAAAACAATTAGAAAATATCAGATTAAATGAAAAATTCTGTTCAATAGTTCACACAGATATATTAAGTTCTAAACAATGTGAAGCTATTAACAAAGAGATCATACCTGAATTATGGACAGATGTTAACGCAAAAGCAGATATAATCAAAAATATTAAAAGACAACCATTACCTATTAATACAGATGGTTGGCCTTTAACATATATTTTATCAGGTCTAAAAGAAGCAGACGAAGAAAAATTTAAATTTGATTTAAGAGGTTTTATGGATAATGACGCACCTACTTTATGGCAGTTTTCTAAAGGTAGTTCTTATGATTGGCACATAGATATAGGTAACAATTTTCCTACTAGAAAATTAAGTTTTATAGTTCAACTATCAGACCCTAAAGATTATGAAGGCGGTGATATAGAATTTTTAAATAGTAAAACAGATAAAGAGGCATTAAGACAACAAGGAAAATTAATTATATTTCCTGCTTTTTTATCTCATAAAATTACAAAAGTGACTAAAGGCGTTAGACACGCTATAGTTGGTTGGGTACATGGTCCTACTTTCTTTTAATTATGACAAACACAAATGGTTCTACGATAGACACAACCTTTGCAAGTAAAATATTTCACAAAGTATTACCTAACTTTGAAGAAGAAAATAAAAAAATCATAAACAGATTATATACCCTTAAAAATACAACAAAGGGTTTAGAAAGATCAAATCAATTAGGTTGGCATAGTGGTGTCAACATACAAAATTATCCTGAATTTGATGAATTTAATAAACACCTAAAATTTACATTAGGTGAAATATTTACTTTCTATGATTATGATCCTAATTTTGAGTTAGATGTTCATTCATTTTGGGGTAATATCAATCCTAAATACGGATATAATAATACACATTCACACCCACATTGTTTATGGTCAGGTGTTTACTATGTTCAAACACCAGAGAATTGTGGTAATATTCATTTTGTTGATCCAGTAAAACCTAGAATACATTATCAAGCACACTTTAGAAATGATAAAAGTATATTAGCTTCATCAAGTATATACTACACTGCTCAGGCAAGTAAGTTAATTATTTTTCCTGCATATTTAGAACACTTTGTAAAACCTAATATGTCAGATACAGACAGAATATCTTTATCTTTTAATATAAGACTAAATCCTAAGCCATATAAATAGTCTGATAGGAGATAGATATGGCAGTTACCGTAAAATCGGCAGAAAACTTTTCAATAGATCAAGGCGCTGACTTCAGTAGGACTTTAACGGTTACAACTGATGGCACTACTGCTTATGATATTTCAGGTCTAACTCTTCAGGCGCAAATGAGAAAATCGTATGCGTCAACAACTGCAACTACATTTACTTGTACAATAGTTTCTGGAACAGCAGGAACATATAAACTAGAATTAACAGATGTTGTCACGGCTGCTTTAGATGGCGATACTAGATATGTTTATGATGTAGAATTAATATTAGCAGACTCAACAATAGAGAAAGTTCATCACGGAATCATAACCGTTAACGCAGAAGCAACTAAAATATAATGAGTAAAAAAAGAACAGGACTAGAAAATTTCTTTACAGATATTTCTGGAGTTGATTTTGTTGGTAAATTAGATGAAGAAAAAAAACAAAAAGAATTACAAGAACAAAAAAAGATAGAAGAGGCAGCAGAAAAACAAAAACAGATTGTTGCTCAAAAAGAAAAAAGAAAACTATCTGAAACTAAAAAATTATCAGTATTAGAAAATTTATTTGGTATACAAGAGTTTAAAGAACAGATTAAAGAAACAATTGAATCTAACGCAAAAGTAATTAAACAAAAATCACCTGAACAAGAACAAAAACTTTTAGAGACTTTAGGAAATCTGTATGGTTCAATAACAAAATTTGCAGAAAAACAACCTAATAAACAAGTATCTGAAAGTTTAGTAAATCAGGTAGAAGATGTAATCAGTAAAAATATTAAACCAGAAATGCCAGAGATTGACAAATGGTCAGTTCAACCAGGTGATCCTATTCCTGCAACAAAAGAGTTTGTTGACACAGCAACTATCTATGATGTTCTTTCTAAAAATGCAAAACAAATTACTGAAGATATTGAAACAGGTAATATGTCACTTGATGAATTATCAAAAAGTTTCAATAAATTTAAACAATTAACAACACTACAACTACAATCAATCGGTGGTGGCGGTGCTGGTGACTTAAAAGATTTAGGAGATGTTGATACATCTGCTCAACAAAATGGTTTTGCATTAAAGTATAATTCAAGCACTGGTAAATATGACTTCGGAGAAGTTGCAAGTGATTTAAGTGCTGTAGATCAAAATATAGTACCTGATACAGATAATGCAAGAGATATAGGTAGTTCATCTAAAAATTTTAGAAATGGTTATTTTAAAAATGTTTATGTATCAGGATCAACACTAGAAGTTTCAAACGATACAACTTTAAAAGGTGATACCGTTATTGGTGTCAACACAGGCGACTCAACTGAAGATACAATAAATGTAGTCGCAAGATTTATTTCAAATTTAGAACCTTTGACAACATTAACACATGACTTAGGTTCCCCAACAAGAAGATGGAGAGATATTTACTTATCAGGTAATACAATCGACCTTGCAGGTGCAACAATATCAGGTGATGGTACAGGTGCAATTCAAATATCTGCTACTGGTGCAACATTACCTGCAGGATCAAAAATAGGAACAGATACAATTGCTAAAACTAACGCAGAGGGTACCGTGACTAAAAGTGTACCTTTCTTTACACAGGCAGGTGGTCTAAGTACAGCAAACACTACATTTACTATGGCTGCAGGTTCTTCTAAATCCTCAGTGTTTACTGCATTTAAAAAGGCAGATGGTAGTACGCAAGGAAGATTTGAATTGTTTAGTTTTTAATATGAAAAAATATATAAATAGAGATAGGAGATATTAATGTCAGCAAAGGTACCTATAAGAACCGTATTTGATGGATCAACTGCAACAGGATTAGCAGAGTTTCAATCAGGAGAATTTATCGCATTAACACATGGTGGTCTAGGCGCTTCACTATCAATCGGTAGTGCAGGACAAGTTTTAAAAGTTAACTCTGGTGGTTCAGCATTAGAATTTGGGGCAGTAGAGGCAATCATCAATATTGATGGTGCAGCTGACTTAACTAGTCAAACTTTAGTAGATAACGATCAACTTATGGCTTCTGATGGTGGTACTGAAGGTAGAATTAGATTATCTCAAATTAAGACATATATCACAACATCATCTTTAAACGTCACAGGATCACTTCAAATTAATGGTAGTGATGTATCAACTAAACCATTCGCAATTGCACAAGCAATAGCACTTGGTTAATCTTATAAATATACCTGAATAACGAGGTATATTAATGGCAGAACCAGCAACAAGAGAACAACTTAAACAATACGCTTTACGAAATTTAGGTAAGCCTGTTATTGAAATAAACGTAGATGACGCTCAATTAGAAGATAGATTAGATGAAGCACTACAATATTTCTCACAATATCACTATGATGGTGTTGAAAGAGTATATTTAAAATACAAATATACAGAGGCAGATAAAGCAAGATTAACTTCAAATACATCTTCATCTGCTACTAAAAACTCCGAAAGCACATCTTACGAAGAAGCAAACAATTATTTAATTGTGCCTGATAGTGTATTGGCAGTTAATAAAATATTTAATTTATCAGACAAAAATAACATGAATATGTTTGATGTTAGATACCAATTGAGATTAAATGATTTGTATGATTTTTCTTCTACAAGTATAATTCACTATGATATGGTTTTAAGACATTTAGATTTTTTAGACCACATTTTAGTAGGTGAAAAACCAGTAAGATTTAATCAACATAATAATAGACTTTATATAGATATGGATTGGTCTGAAGATTTATCAGTAGGTGAGTATATTGTAATTGAATGTTATAGAAAATTAGATCCAGAGACAATGACAGATGTATATAATGACATATATCTAAAAAGATATGTGACCGCTTTATTTAAAAAACAATGGGGTGCTAATCTATCTAAATTTAATGGTGTCGCAATGATAGGTGGAGTAACCTTAAACGGACAACAAATTTATTCAGAAGCGCTACAGGATGTTGAAAAACTAGAGACCGAAATTAGAGGTACTTACGAAACACCTGTAACCTACATGATAGGATAATTACATGGCAGTTAACCATTTTTTTCAAGGTGGTGACGGTATAGGAAACGCCGCCGAAAAAAGATTACATGAAAATCTAATAATAGAAGGCCTAAAAATCTATGGGCATGATGTCTATTATCTGCCTAGAACATTGGTTAACCAAGACTTGATATTAGGTGAAGATGTATTAAGTAAATTTACTTCCTCTTATCTAATAGAAATGTATATGGAAACAACTGAAGGTTTTCAAGGTGAACAAGAGTTAGTATCTAAATTTGGTTTAGAGATTAGAGAAGATACAACATTTACGGTTGCAAAAAGAAGATGGGCAGATTCAGTAGATGATCCTGCAACATTAATAAAAGGTGGCAGACCTAATGAGGGTGACTTAATTTACTTCCCTCTAATGAATAGTTTTTTTGAGATACAATTTGTTGAAGATCAGGAACCATTCTTTCAACTAGGTAATTTACCTGTTTATAAATTAAGATGTACTAGATTTGAATATGCGTCTGAAAAAATTGATACAAATGTTTCTGATATTAATAAATTAGAAGACAATCTATCAATAGATCAATTGAATTATCAATTTAGTTTAGAGACGGCAACAGATGGTGGTACTGGTGCATTATTACTTGAGTCTTCTACTGGCGAAACAAACTATTTAATTAACGAAGATTACAATCTACAAACTCAAACTAGAGATTTTGCAGATAACAACACATATGAATCAGACGCAGGTTTTGGTACAACAAGTACCGCTGATGATATATTAGACTTTACAGAAAGAAACCCTTTTGGTGAAGTAGATGAAGGATTTTAATAATGTTCGGAAAACATTTTTACCATGAGTCATTAAGAAAAATTGTAGTTGCATTTGGTACTATCTTTAACAATATTGTTATTCATAGAAAAGATAGTAGTGGTAATGTAATACAATCATTAAAAGTACCTCTTGCATATTCGCCTAAAGAAAAGTTTTTAACAAGATTAGAACAACAATCAGATTTAAATAAAAGAGAAGTTGCAATAACTTTACCTCGTATGGGTTTTGAAATCGCAGGATTAAGTTATGATCCAAGTCGTAAACTACAAAGACTAGGAAGATTTAAAGCAACAAGATCAGATAGAGGTGATGTTTTAGATTATCAATATAATCCTGTACCTTACAATATAAGTTTTAATTTATATTCTTTTACGGCAACTGCTGAGGGTGGTTTACAAATTATTGAACAAATATTACCTTACTTTCAACCAGATTATACAATAACCGTAAATGCAATACCAACTATGGGTGTTAAACGGGATGTTCCTGTTGTTCTTAATAGTGTGCAATATGAGGACACTTATGATGGTTCATTTACACAAAGAAGAGCAGTAAACTACACAATGAATTTTACTGCTAAAACATATTTGTATGGACCTGTATATGCAAAAAGAGTTATCAAAGAAACTCAAGCAGACTTATATACAGATACAGCAGAGGGTCCTAAGAGAGAGGAAAGAATTATTGTAGTGCCTAATCCTACAAGTGCAGACGCTGATGATGATTTTGGTTTCACAACAACAATAACTAATTTTACAGATAGCAAGAACTATAATCCAGAGACTGATTCGGACGAATAAATACTAATATATTATTATGAAAAAAAACTTTGTTATTTTAGGTGGTGGTACAGCAGGTTGGTTCACTGCCCTTTTTATTCAAAAAACTAGACCTAACGACAACGTATCTATTATAGAAAGTACAAAAATTGGTACGATAGGTGTAGGTGAAGGAACAACCCCAGGCATTATTCACTTTTTTAATTACCTTGATATACCAATACAAGATGTAATTAAAAATACAAACGCTACTATTAAGAATGGTATTAGTTTTGAGAACTGGAATGGTGATGGTAAAAAATACTTTCATGCTTTCTATGAAAACTTATCATCATTTCGTATACCTCCTATATTCTTAAATGATTGTTTTGAATTTTACTTAAAAAATTTAATACATGAAAATAAAAATTTAGATGATTATCAATATTCATCTTTACTATCTTATCAAAATAAAGTAGATATACAAAATCTTGCCTACGCATTACATTTTGACGCAGGTATGTTGGTTTCATTTCTAAAGAAGACAGCAATTGAAAGAGGCATAACTCACATAGACGCTGAGTTTGAAAGTCTATCTACTAACGATAAAAATGATATTACAAAAATTACTTTAAATAATGGTCAAAGTGTAGATGTAGATTTTGTATTTGATTGTTCAGGTCTTGCAAAAAAAATTATAGGTGAACACTATAAAACAAAATGGATTTCTTACAAAGAACATTTACCTATGAAAAAAGCAATCATAATACCAAAAGAAAAAGAAGATTTATTTCCATACACAAAAGCAATTGCTATGAAGTATGGTTGGATATTTGAAATACCTTTACAACATAGAGTAGGTAGAGGATATATTTTTGATTCAGATTATATAAATGAAG